AAGCATTTGATTTGCACTTCCAGGACTAAAATTAACAGAGTCTTTTTGCATAGTATATGCTGCTTGACCATTAACAACAGATATAGTGTCTAGCTTTATAAAGTTTCCTGTTATAGGAAGTTTTCCGATATATGGCATTACGAATCCTTCAAAGCTGTTATTGTTAAAGTTGGAACTACTACTGTTGATACATCAGCACCTTCCCATAATTGTAGTCTATGAAATCGTGCTTCATTTTGACTATTGTATTCTGCCGCCTGTAATTTCATAATCTTTGCACTTGTCCAAGAAGTTATATCACCATGTGCTGTGTTTGCCCCACTTGCATTACAATTAATCGTATATTCAAAAGCAAATCCACCTAAAAAATAATTTCCATAATATGACCTTCTTGCATCTGTTACCTCTGTTCCATCTAGGAAAAATTTTATATTAGTTCCAGCATAAGCGTCATTGTCATATGCAAATTGCACATAAAATTTATAATGTACCCTAGTCGTTCCACTTGGAGGAGTATAGTTAATACTTGACCCTGTAACATCAGCAAAAGAAGTTGTTAAATCTTGATGACTTGTTATATCTGCCATAGTATATGTACCACTAGGTACTGTTACTTGTGTTCCATTACATGGGCTAGATAAAATTTCTAAAATGTTTGATGTAACACCAGATGCTATACTTGTTGATAATATTTTACTTAATGGCATAATCTATTCCTTTGGGTATTTATCCTTTACTGCTTTAATTGTTTTTTTCCAACCATCTATTCCATTATGATATATATCATCTAATTGGTCTACAATACTTGGATATTCATCTGCTCGTTTATATTGATATTCATTAGGGTCTTTCCATGCTTTTACTTTAGTCCAATCAATAGTAACTGATTTACCATCTTTATCTTTTGCCACAATAGTTTTTTCTGTATCTCCATTAATAGTAACTGCTGAATTATGTATTGCTAATATTTTATCTATTGCCATTTTATGCTCCTAAATCAGTTCCTCCAGCTGAATTTGTATATCCATAAATATCAAATCTTCCTGTAACTGTTCCACTACTCATAAAAAAACTTATTCCATCTACATCTTGACTTGATGTATGACCATAGTAAGCACCAGACATTATACTTGTTTGTATTGCAGTGAATGCAGTATTACCATAGGATTGTCCAAAAGCCCACATTGGAACATAGTATGGTGAAAAATCTATGGTAAAATCTCCACTCATATTTTGTCCTGTATTATTATAATAGTTAGTATAAAATACAGGAATTTTGGTGTCTCCACTACCACCACCTGTTGTACTTGATGGAGAATATCTATGTCTTAAATGTGCATATCTATAACTATTCCCAGTTGCAACAGAATTATTTACAAATACTCTTACTTGTAAAGTGGAAGCACCAGTGCTTCCGTGATTACCAACACCAGCTATTCTAACATAATATCTTCTAAATTTTGTAAAATCAATTACTCCACCAGTTTTCGTAAAATCCACACTTGTTGCACCAGATGCAGTAGTACCATTTAAATGAACAAGTCCACCTTCACTTTTAAGAAGACTGTAATCAATTCTTTTTAGAACACCAGCATCACTTACCAAGAACTCATCTGTGTCTGCTGGTGCAACACCCAATGCTGTTTGACCAGTTATCATTTCTGATGTTATTTGTGATGAACCTACACTTCCAGCTTGTGGATTTACTGTTCCCACAGCCTTACCCATATAAACAACATAGAGATCGTCAGAGCTAGTCAAAGCACTTGCCATAGTCAATGAAGTGCCAGAAGCTGTGTAAGCAGTTGTCGGCTCTTGTATTACATTATTAAGTACAACTCTTAATTCATTTGCATTTGTTACCGATTGAGAAAGTGTATAATTTGCTGTAGCGGAAGTTGTAATATCTTGCTTTACAAACGATTGAAATGATGTTGTTGGTGCTGGTCCGATATATCCCATATTATGTACTTATTGCATCTACCACAGAAACCCACACATCAAGCGATGAAGCGGTGTCAGAAATTACTTTTAAAGCATCTCCTGATTGAACAACAAACTTTGCTCCACCATCCAAGACTTGTAATGCTGATCCAGAGGGAATAGACACATCCTTTACTAAATGAATATCATTACTGCCATCATTAATATAACAAGAAACTGTAATTGCAGAAGTCGTTACATTCGCTAAACTTATGCCGACAATAGTATCAAAAGAGTTAGCGGTCAAAACTGTTGTCGCTCCTGTGCCTACATTATTACTCGTAAATCTTCTAAAATTTTGTGCCATATATTCTCCTTTATAATGCTATGCTCATTGCTATTGCAAACCCCGCAGATACTTCTCCATCCGCTCCGTCTGTACCATTTGATCCAGCAGCACCCGTTGCTCCTGTCGGAATACCTAATGTTAAATTTAATTGATCACCGCTCACACTTGCCGATCCTGTGGCACTAGCTCCCGCAGATAATGTATTCGTTGTTAAAGCAACTGTGGTTATTCCCTTACTTAATAAGGTAAGATCTGTTCCATCGGTATTGTAGCCAATAACTTTGTTAGCATTGTTAGAGGTTGTATCATTGTAAGGTACAGTTAGACTTGGTGCGGTTGATCCTGTTACAAATTCTGGTAGCTGCAAGGTACGATCTATCTTTTCTTCAAACTGTTGTAACACCATGATCGTATTATCAAAATCTGTTTCTAATGATGCAGCGGTAAAGGATGCTCCTGTACTATATGCACTTGTTCGAGATAAAGGTTTGTTGGCGAGGATGGTAAGTTTCTGTCCTGACGTAGGAGCTGATGCATAGTTAACAGTACCCGTTCCATTGGTGGCGATTGACACAGTATAATCACTCGATAAGGATTGAGTCGTTTCGCCAAGAATAACTTTTAGTTCGGAATCCGCATTGATCTGAAACGAAAATGCAAAAGATGTTTGCGATCCGTTAGTCGTATACTGAATCCGCCTATTAGTATCATTAATATCAAATGTCGCCATAAACCTTACCTCTACCCTTTATACAATATATATTGATTAATTTCAAACATTAGTTTTTCAAGTTGTCTATTTTGATTTGTAATTCAGGATATTTTTTTAACAATAATTCTGTACCGCTTTTTCTTGCATTTGAAAGTATAGAGTTTAAATCGGTAAACTGATCGGTCTTTCTTTGAAGTAAAAAATCTGGATCAGCAATTTCTTTTTTGATTAGGTTCAATAAATTTTTTGTATCTTTGTAACCTCTATCATCGCTACCTAAATGTCGTCTTTTATCAATATAATTACTTTCATTTATAAAAGTTACAAAATCGTTATATTGAGCATCGCTAAGTTTTACTCTTTCTATTGTTCTAGGATGACTTTTAAAAGTTCCAACTGTATCAGATAAATCTCTCAAATATTCGTTTACATCATTAAAATCTGGATTTGTAACTTTTACAGGAGAAACTACTTCGTAATTTAATCCGTTGCTTTGTTGTTTTGTTTCTCCCCAAAAGTTTAAACCTCCCAATAAATCGTCTGAGAATATTGGACTTCTTGATTTTGCTCTATTAAGTCCACTATAAAATCCCTCAATGGCAGAAGGAAATGGAACATACTCAAGATTGCCTAATTGATCTTCGTTTAACATGGTATTAGAAGCATCTGGATTTTGTAATCTTTCAAGAGTTGCTCTATAACTTGTCTGACCGACTAATTGGAAATCAGAAAAAAAACTTGCTGGAGTATTAATCATTGTATCTAAACCAATACCACCAAACTGCCCTATAGCATTTGTTCCGACAGATGTTAATTGCTCTCCAAAATATTTACCAAATCTCTCAAAAGTATCTGCTTGACTTGAGTGTGGATTACCAGCAGCTTTCATAAGTTCAGAAACACCTTGAAGGTATGGCATATTTTGAGCATATTCAGCAGAAGCCAAACTTCCCGCTTTAAATAAATTTTCTAAATCAAATAAATCTGCATCTGAATTGTGAGCGTAATAAGCGTAATCAGCAGCCATTGACAAAACAGCAGACATTGGATCAAACCTTGAAAATGTGTATCCTTTATATGTTCCATCGGTTTGTTTAAAATTAATTGAATATTGTGAAATACCAGCACCTTCTAAAAACTTTCTTGCCTTTTTGTCTTTAGGTCCTGACCCAACTACCACAATATCATCTCCAAAATATCCAGAAGCAAGTAACGCCATCATAGCAAATGTGCCATTACCAATCATTAACTTAGATACTGCCTTATCAAATTCTTTACCTCGCATAGGCGTAGTTCCAAAAAGATCTAACCCTCTAAGGTTAGGATCAGAGTTCATAATAGTTCTGTATATAGGCGACCAATTTAAAGTTCTATCAAATGCTTCTTTCATAATATTTGTTGGTGTTTTACTGAAAGGCACAATAATTTTCATGCCTGGTAGATTTGCCAATCCTACAAAGCTCGACCAAATACCTTCGGGATTGCCTTGAAATGTTCTTACAAGTGCTTCTTGACTCATTAAATCTTTTGTTGACTCCGATGGCTCTAAAATACCTTTTGTAAATTTATCCTCGGCTAATTGTCTAGCTTGGTCTTTTGTAATCTCTCCTGACCTTCTTGCAGTTTGATATGTAATCATGGCA